GGGACGGGCTCAACCCAGCGAGGAGCGCCGAGCGTGCCGGATCCGTTGCAAATGTTCATACCCCTGCGCAAGGCGGACGCCGCAAGGCGCCTGATCTATGGCTACGCCACAGCCGAATTGCCGGACAAGTCCGGCGAGATCTGCGATTACGCCAGCACCAAGCCTTATTACGAGCAATGGTCGGCGGATTGCGCCAAGGCCTCCAGCGGCAAGAGCTTCGGCAATTTGCGCGCCATGCATGGCAAGATCGCGGCGGGGAAGATTTCCTCGATCGCCTTCAACGATGACGCCAAGCGCATCGAGATCGCCGCCAAAATCGTAGACGACGACGAATGGCGCAAGATCGAGGAGGGCGTCTATACCGGCTTCAGCCAGGGCGGCGCCTATGTGAAGCGCTGGCCCGATCCGGACCGGCCGGAATTTACCCGCTATACCGCCAGTCCGACCGAGATTTCGCTGGTCGATCTGCCCTGTCTGCCGGAGGCAGGCTTCGAACTGGTCAAGGCCGACGGTGTGAGCGAGAGGCGCGCTTTCATCGAGCCTGTCGCCAAGGCGCAGGCTGCCCCCGAGGCGGTGGCCTCGGCCCTGCGCGACTGGCTCGCCGGCAATGTGTCGAGCGATTGCGACGCGGCCGAGACGATTGCCGATTTTTTTGACGCGCTGGAGCACGACCTCAACGCCGACCTGATCCATGATGCGCCCCTCTCGTCCCTCCTGGCGCGGCTAAAGGCGCAATGCGTAGCGGCGCTTCAGCCCTGCGCGGCCGAGAAATCAGGTTCGCTTGAAGCCCGGCTGGAAAAGCTTGCCGCGCAGGGCGAAGCGGCGCGGCAGGCTGCCGCTGATCTCGCGCCGCGTCTGGCGGAGCTCGCCGAGCGCGTAAGCGCGCTGGAGGCCGCGCCAGCGGCGCCCGTCCTGATGCCGGGCTTTGCGCCGGTCTCCAAATCAGGGGAGGCGAGCCTTGAAGACCTTGCCGCTGAATTGGCGCGGCTCTCGCCCGAGCAGGCCTCCCTCGTGCTGATCAAGGCGGCCCAGACCCAGCCGAAACGCTTCGGCTAAGCCGCATCCTTTTGTCGACCCCAACAGAGAAAGCATGTCCATGACCGCACAACAGACCGCGCTTGAGCTGACTCAGGCGATCCGAAAGGCGCAGGCCGCGCCGGTATTCGATCCGCGTTTCGCCAGCCTGGAAAAATCCACCTTCTCGCAGGCGTCCTCGCCGACATCGGGACTGACCTATTACGATCTCGAAGCCGGCGCGAAACTGTTGTTCCCGGTGCTGACGCCGCTGCGCAATTCGATCCCGCGCGTCTCCGGCAAGGGCGGCGTGCAGGCCGCGTGGCGCGCCGTCACGGCGATCAATTCGACCGGCCTGCGCATCGGCGTTTCGGGCGGGAACCGCGGCGCCGTCGCGGCTGTCACGACGAAGGATTATGTCGCGACCTATAAGGGAATCGGCATCGAGACCAATGCGGATTTCGAGGCGCAATTCGCCGGCCAGAATTTCGACGACGTCCGTGCGCTTGCCGCGCAGATTGGCCTCGAGGCGCTAATGATTGGCGAAGAGGCGATGCTGCTCGGCGGCAATACGTCGATGGCCCTGGGCGCGACTGCGACTCCGACCCTGGCCGCCTCCGCTTCCGGCGGCGCGCTGGCGACCGCGACCTGGTCCGTGATCTGCGTCGCCTTGACCCTTGACGGCCTGATGAATTCCTCGGTCGCCACTGGTGTGCAGGCGTCGATCAGCCGCGCCAATGCGGATTCCTCGTCGGATGTTTTCGGTGGCGGCGCCGCGCAGAAGTCCGCCAACGCCACGGTTGCCGTCACGGGCCCGAGCGGCAGCGTCACCGCGACGGTCGCGGCCAAGACCGGCGCCTTCGGCTACGCCTGGTATTGGGGCGCCGCCGGTTCGGAGGTTCTGGGAGCCGTCACCACCGTCAATAGCGTGGCGATCACAGCCGCCGCGACCGGAACGCAGACGGCCGCCTCCTTGCCTGCCGCCGACTGGTCCGCCAATTCGCTCGCCTTCGACGGCCTGCTTACTCAGGCGCTACTGCCCGGCTCGGGCGCGATGGTGAATGTGCAGCCGACCGGCATCGCGGGCGCGGGTACGCCGCTGACCGGCGACGGCGCCGGGGGCATCGTCGAGATTGAAGCCGTGCTCAAGGCCAATTGGGACCTCTACCGGATTTCACCCGACGAGGTCTGGGTGTCGTCGCAGGAAGCGAACAATATATCGAAGAAAATCCTGGCGGGTGGGGCGACCGGCGCGCAGCGCTTCATCTTTGACACGAAGCAGGACGCAATCGGCGGCGGCGTGATGGTCACGACCTACAAGAACAAATATTCGCTCGCAGGCGCCAAGTCGCTCGACATCAAGATCCACCCGAACATGCCGGCGGGGACCATGCTGTTCCTGACGCGGAAGCTGCCCTATCCGCTGGCGAATGTCGGCAATGTCATCCAGGTCCGCACGCGGCAGGATTATTACCAGATCGAATGGCCGCTACGCGCCCGGCGCTATGAATATGGCGTCTATGCCGACGAAGTTCTGCAGCATTTCTTCCCGCCGTCCATGTCGGTCATCACCAATATCGGCAACGGCTAACAGCTGACGCGCCGCCTTGCGCAAGGCGGCGCGATTTCTTTCCTGAAATGGAGTCGCGACATGAAATATCGGACGCCCGAGGGCGTGACCGCGTTGTCCTGCGCGGGCGAAACCATCGCGCTGGACGAAGCCGGCGTTTTCGAAGCTTCGGAGGATCTGGCCGACGAATTGAAGGCTCATGGTTGCGTCGCGTGTGAGTCTGATCTTTTCGGCATGCCCGTCATAGAAAAGCCCTTGCGCGCGCGTTCTCGCGCCGGGAAGACGAACTGACCATGGCGCAAGGCGACCTCGTTTCGCTGGCGCAGCTCAAGGCGCATCTCGGCGTGCAATCGAATGGCGACGACCTTCTGTTCGCCGGCTTGATCCGCCAGATCAGCCGCGCGATCTGCGCCACTATCAACCGGCCCTTCGTCTGGCCGCGTGACGTCGTCAATCATTTCGACGGCAATGGCAGGGCGTCGATCCAGTTGCGAAACTGGCCGGTGATTTCGGTTTCCTCGGTCTCGATCGATGGCCAGAATGTTCCGCAGGCGCAGACGCCCTTGGGCGTCGGATGGTTGCTGGAGCCGGGTGATATCGAGCCGCCGGGCGGCATGCAGAGAATTCTGCTGCGGGGCGCGACATTCTCACGCGGCTGGCAGAACGTCACGATCGCCTATCGCGCGGGCTATCAGATTTCCAATGAGGCCTGCGTTGCGCCGGCCTCCGCGCCTTTTTTCGTGCAAGCCGCGCAGCCTTTTGGCGATTACGCTTGCGATGCAGGCGTCACTTACACCAGCGGTCAGCCGCTCGCCCGCGTGGCGGCCAATCCGGCGCAGGGGCAATATGCGTTTGACGGCGACGATGGCTATTTCTTCTCAACCGCCGACGCCGGCCAGGCTCTTTTGCTGAATTATGGTTACGTTCCCGCCGATCTTGCCAGTTGCGCGCTGGAATGGGCGGCTGACCGTTACCGCTATCGCGAGCGCATCGCGATGACGTCTAAAAGCCTTGGCGGCCAGGAGACGACGGCGTTCCGCATCTCGGCGGTGCCCGACTATGTCGCCATGGCCTTGCGCAACTACACCAGCGTCATCCCGAGTTAAGCGATGTTGCAGATCAGTCTCGATGGCGCCGCCGAATTTTCTGCGCGCCTGGATGCTTTGCCCGATCAATTGCGCGCGGCATTGACGGTGAAGGTCCAAGCCCTGGCGTCGGCGCTCTATGCGCAGGTCGTCGGCGTCAATCTGAGCGGTTCCGTCTTGAACGGGCGCAGCGGGGCGTTGCGGGATTCCATCCAGATCGATGTCCAGTCCCAGGACTCGCGGATCGATGCGGAAATCTTCTCGGACGGCGACGTCGCCTATGCGGCGATTCTCGAATTCGGCGGCAAGACGGCGGCGCATGAAATTTTGCCCGACAAGGCGAGAG